GACCTGGTTATACCGCCAACATTTGATTCCTGGGAAAAGATTATCATTGAATGGTTAGAGGCAAATCCACGTGGGCAGAAACCAATCGCACTAAAGCTAAAGGCTTTCTTCAATCAGCGCCTCGGACTCCCTTTCGAGGAAACCGGCATCACGCCAAAGTCAACAGCCCTCATGGAAAATACGCGGACTTATCATCCCGGAATAGTTCCTGACAAAACCGCTGAGCTCGATCTTAACGGAAAAATAATATTGGTTACACTGGCATGCGATTTAAACGGCGAACAAGATGATGCACGTTTGGATTGGGAGATTTTGGCGCATGCTGCATCCGGTGCAACCTACTCAGTTAATCACGGAAGCATAGGCACGTTCGTAAGAACGAGGGATCGCGGAAAGCCGGATGCCGAAAAGGAAAGTAACCGCCAAAAGTGGACCTATGTTCACAATATGGAATGGGATAAGCACGATAATAAAGCCGGTTCAGTATGGCCGGAATTGGAACGCATCATAAAATCAACATTGGAATCGGAGAGCGGATTGCGTGATCGTAATATTGATATTTCGGTTATTGATACTGGCCATTGGGAAAAACTGGCCATGCAGTTTGTGGTAAATATGCAGGAACAAGGCGTTAAGATATTCGGAGTTAAGGGAAAGGTAGAAGCCAAATACCGCAAGAACCAACGGGATACAGCGCCGGTGAAGCGATCAACTGAGCGACCTAAGCAACTTTACCTGATCGAGGTTAACCAGGTAAAATATGATTTGGCGCAGATGATGCAGTTGAGGCCAGGCGATGAAGGCTCAGCGCAGCCTATGGGTTTCATGAACTTCCCGCAGCCGAATGATGGCAAATATCTTTACCCTAATTACTTTTCGCACTATGAGGGAGAGGAGATGAAGGAGGAAAAGGACGGCAATCAGGAAGTAATTGGTTATAGATGGGAGAAAAAAACATCACAAAGTCAGAATCACTTTTGGGATATCAGGGTTTATAACCTTGCTGCCCCGCTGATTTATTTAGACCAGGTTAAACTTTCCGACCCGGCTAAATATAAATTTTTAACATGGGAAGATTTTGTATTAATGGTAACAGCATAATATTATGGAAAAAGAAGAATATAAATTCCAAGCAATTAAATATGCTTGGTGTCACTTGGTAAGTGTTCAAGACTTTGATAAATTAAATCTTGATGAAAATGGCTATTCCAATTGGCGTTGCAGGTCATTGATGCAATCTCACTTATGGGATAACCTATCATCTAAGCTAAAACCTGGAACGCCTAAAATGTCAAGTGGTCATGATTTACTCTACAGGCCAAAAGCATTAAATGGCATTGAGAATAATAACGGATGGCATAAAATATCTTCAAGGTCCGACCTACCAAAGGAGGCCGGAATGTATTTATTCTTAGTCGATAATCGCGAAATTCAGCAATGGTGTGACAATGATACTTCTTTTTCTAAATTACATACTCATTGGCGAGATATACAAGAAATTAAAAAACCTATTTATTAACCTATGAAAGAAGTTATCAAAGCCGCTCAGGAAAAGAAGTCAGAACTTCAAAAGGCTATAAACGAAATTACTCCGCAGATGCAGCAGGCCAAATCAACCTATGATGCTTTTGAGCGCCAGTTCAACCAGTTGGTAAGGGATAAGGCAGCATTGGAGGAAGAATTATCCGAATTAATTAAACAGAGCAAAATTTAATTATATTTGGACGGCTGTATCGCAGCTGATTGTTTCATGATAGGGAGGCGCAGCGGGTTTAGGTCCGTTGCGTTTTTTGTTTTTGTCTTTTAATTTAAAAATATTCTATATTTGTTGAAACGCGAAAAGTATGTGCTGCTTTACTGAATACAACAGTATTTATCTTTACATTGATAGCCAGACTGATCTTTACAACAAGATTGTCGCTATAAATGCCATTATTGCTGCCAATGAAAATACAATGCTTGCCGCGGCTACCGGTGGCGCTGGCGTTTACCAGATGTATGAAATGGATGATGGGCAGATCCGTATTAAAACCGGGTACCGTAGCCTAAAAGAACTTATTGAAAGTTCAAATGCCCTGGAAGTAATCAAACAGCGTTATGTCAATCAACTTAATGGACCTACAGTACAGTTGCGTGGCCGGGCTACATTCCGCGGCAGAAGATGGGGAGGGTGCTGGTAATGACAACAATCAATGAAATGTACCGGGAAGTTTTGGCGCATCAGGCCCAAATGAGAGATATTCCCGCTCAGGCAGCTGAAATTGCCAAAGTCGCTGAGGTTATTACTGAACAGACTGAACGACATACCGAAGAACAAAAAGCCTATTTAGGTTCAGGTGGTAATGGCGGTTATGGCTATGGTAATGCCGGGCCTTACTCCACTTTTTTCACTCCTGTATTTAACGGATTATTCAACGGTGAGAAATCTGAGGGCGCTTTAGGCAACCCGATGAATCTTTTGCCTGATTATAGGGCACTACGGTTCAGGGCTTATGAAGCTCACCTGACCAATCCGGATATAAAGATCATTGCCGGCAAATATTTCAAATGGATAGTCGGTAACGGCCTTAAATTTCAATGCGAGCCGGACGAAACGTTGCTGACTTTGGAAAAGGTAACCGAAGATATGGAGGCGTTCAAGTCAAATATGGAAGCGTACTTTCCTGTTTGGTGCAATAGCCCCATGAGCGATTACTCAGGCATGGGTAATATGCACCAGAATGCCAAAAAGCAGTATGAAACGAAATGGTCAGGAGGTGATTGCCTTACAATATGCCGTTTTGATGAAAATTATAATTTAACTACCCAAATAATAGACGGACAGCATATCAATGATCCCACTGATATGAATATGCAGGAAGCCGCTCGCGCTGCGGGTAATACCATATTACAGGGAATTGAAATGAACCCGGTTACCGGTAAGCATGTCGCTTTTTATGTGAATGCTATTGCTTTAGAGCCTTCATTATCCAATATTTTGAGTGGCCCGGCATCAACATACGTGAGAATTGAGGCAGTCGGTAAAGAAACAGGCTGTTTAATGGCCTGGATGTGTTACGGATTTAAACTTAGGATTGATCACCAGCGCGGCCTTTCATCTTTGGCACCAGTACTTCAGCGGGCAGCAGTTATGGACAGGTTTACAGAAGCTACAGTTCAAACAGCTGAAGAACATGCCAAAACCGTATATACGCTTGTTCACGGAAAAACCTCAGATGGTAGAAATCCTTTTATTGACAATATAAAAAACAATATTGGTACGCCGACTACCCCGGGAGGCGGTTACGCCGAGGGTACATTAGCCTCAAAGGCTATTTCAGTAAGCGAAGATCGCCAGGTTCATAACCTGCCGGTTGATTCTGAACTAAAAACAGTATCAAGTGAAGCTGAGATCAACTACGAGCCATTTAAAAACGGTGTATTTGAAGGACTTTCAGCGGCCATGAACGTGCCTCCTGAGGTTGCCATGCAGAAATACAATTCCAACTATTCAGCATCAAGGGCAGCCATAAACTCATGGGGATTTATTATTGGTATTGAGCGTAATGATCTGATCCTGGATTATTACCAGCCAATCTATAACCTGTATTTGTACGCTCATATTCTGAAAGGCAAAGTAAGCGCCAATCAATATGTTTTGGCAAAGAACCAAAAGAACTTTTACGTAGTCGAAGCCTATTCAGGCGCTAAGTTCTCAGGTCCGGTTATGCCACACATTGATCCTAAAAAGGAAATTGATTCTATCAGAACCGCTCTTGCCGACGATGTTACACCGCTTATATCATTTGAGGAAGCTGTTGACCAGTGGAACGGTGGTGATTGGAACGCAAACGTTAAGAAAGTTAAAAAGGAAAAGGCGACTTTGGATGAATTAGGCTTAACACCGCCTCCCGTTGTTGTAGCTACACAACCACCTATTTCTCCTAAACCTATTGAAACATAATGCAACTCACAGCCAGGTTAAAAAATAAATCAACCATGTGGGCAGCGAATCAGCGCCCGCGGCTTGGTGATGTAGTTTATGATGGGAGTAACTATTACAGTAATGTAGCCGGGTATAACGATGTTTTGACCAATACGAATGTTTGGTTTCAGATATCAAGTACTGGCGGCGGCGCAACCCCTATTCCGGCAATAACTTTAACAGCAGCCAATATTTCTGGGTCAGATCCTTTTTGGATCGCCGATCTAAGTGCTCAGTCAACCATTCCGGCATTGCCCAGGACATTTGATGTTTGGGTTGATCAGGGAGGCACAGGCGATTTTCAAAAACTGGAACCGGTGAGTTATGATGCCAGCACTAAAATACTTTCAAATATGCCGAGTAAGACGGATTTTTCTTCGCTCGTAATAAAAATATTCGTTTCATAATTTATTAACATATATTTGTTTTATGAATACAGCATTAGCGTTTGAGATTTACAGAGGTATTTGGCTTATCGAAGGCTCTGAGGATTCATTCAGGAATATTTTGCAAACCGCTAAAACCGCTGTTTATGATCCAACTCAACGGCTAAATACATTTTCCTTTTATGATGTTAAAACAGCACTAACCATTCCGGCCGATGCTGCCAAATCAGATTCAAAAAATGAAAAGAAAATAGCTGTTACAAGCATTAAGGGGGTTATTACGAAAACAGGCGGCGCAAGTTCCCGCGGCATGGAAGAATTGTCGGCCGATATGATTGCGGCAGATAATGATCCGGACGTAATAGGCCACTTCGTTAAAATAGATTCACCTGGTGGTTCTGAGGTTGGCATGAATTACATGAAAACCACAATGCAGGGCCTTAAAAAACCAAAGGTAACAATGGTTACCCGCCAGGGCATGGCTGCTTCCGGTGGATTAGGGGTTTTGGTTGAAGGCAACTATGTGATGGCAGAAAGTGGCGATGCCAAAATAGGCAGTCATGGTGTGATGTGGGGAGTAAGTGGCGTTCCTAATGGTCAAAAAGATTCAAGTGGAGCAGTTAATTTTGTAGTTATCGCATCCACAAGCCCGGATAAAAATAAAGCTCCATTGGCCGCCATAAATAATAATGACACTTCTTTAATGCAGGCAGAAGTTGATGATTTGCATTCAAATTTCAAGAAATCAACAGTCGCTTTACGGCCAAATATTAAAGAAGAACACATGACAGGTGCCATGTTTCCGGCATCTGAATTGGTAGGAACTGTTATCGATGCGATAGGCACTGAAAAAGATGGTTTAAATAAAGTTTTGGAATTGTCAAAATCTAATAATACTTTTATACCCAATATTAAAAACAAACAAACAGCTATGACAGCAGCAGAATACAAAGCAGCACATCCCGAAGCATACGCGAGCATCGTCGCAGAGGGTGTAAGCGCAGAGCGCGACCGCGTGGGTTCATGGATGGCATTTTCTGCCGCTGATCCCGAAGCCGTTCAAAAAGGTATCGAATCCGGTAAGGATATGAGCAAAACCGAGCAAAGCAATTTATTAATTAAGATGCATGCTCCGGCAACATTGCAGGCTTTACACACTGACAGCCCAGCTGCGGTTGTTACAGCTCCTGCAGTAAGTTCTGAAAAAGTTCTTACCGAAGATGAAAAAGAGTTTGCTAAACTTTATCCAAAGGCTGCTGATAAAGTAGCTCTTTTACCACAATACAAAAACAATTAACCATGGGAGTACAAGTCACACAGGTAGATGATACCAGGAATCAGTCTACGGCGTTATTTGCTGTAAAAAGACTTTTCATTTTTGATAACCGGTTTAAAAATAACCAGACTTTCAA